CTTTCCTTTGTCTGGATAGCCAAGTTTAAAGAGTCCTTGAGTTTGTATATCTTAATTGCGACAGCCATATCTTTAACGATTAGTGTTGGTATTAAAATTTACAATCTATTTAATTCAAACGGGGATAATAAAAAGGTTTAGTTGGAGAAGCGTTTAAAAGAAAGTAACTAACTTTGTAGCATGGCAACAATACAGGCAACCCTCAACATCACAAGCTCTGACGCAACGTCTGAGTCATTAGCTATATCGCAGACTGATGCGATTACGGTAACAAACCCTGTCATCAATACAGGTCGTGAGTCTGTAGACACGGTTGCGGCTACTGTTATTGTCCCTACTTCAAAGGCTGCAATAACTTATCTGTACATAAAAAACACTGATGGCTCGCATGTCGTTACGGTTAGGACTGGTGCTTCTGTTGCCTACGCTGATTTAAGTGCAGGAGAGTGGGCGTTTTTCCCAATCAAGGCTGCTGTAGGTTGTGAGGTAATAGCAGCTGGCGCTCCTGTTATTGTTGAGTATGGATACTGGACGCAGTAGTGAGGTTTGACGGTGGGCATAAGATATTGCTTGCTATCGTATTCTTAATGTGTCTAATACTAATTGCATCATCAATAAAAATTGAACGACTTAGCAAAGCATCTTATAAAGACGTACCTACCCTACCTATTAGCGTTCCTCCTTGGGGTGATAATAGCTTGGAGGGGGTGCGGAGACACAAGCGGCAAGCCCGTAACCACAATCGTTGAGAGGTTAGTTCCTACCATAGAATATGTGGACAGATGGCGCACAGACACCGTTAGGTTCGTTTCTAAGGAGTTTGTTACTGTTAGGGACACAATCACATCAGAGATAATAGTTAGGCGCTTAGACACGCTCTTTTTAGTTGACACCGTTAAAATCGTTGAGGCGTGGCTAACTGAGATAGCCAAGTACGACACGACCTTGAACGATATTCAGATAACTTGGCAGAACTACCAGAACAGGTCTGAGAAGCTCAAGGTCACCTACACCCCAAAGAAAGCGTCATTAAAGTGGGCGTTAGGTATTCATGGGAATGTGGGGCTTATATCAGACTTTAAATCGAGCTATGTGCCTTTAATGGGTGTTGGCATACAGGCTACGGTAAAAAAGACGTACTTTAGCGCTGACTATGGATTCAACGGTCAACACTACGTTGGAATGCGAGTCGGAAGAAATATCGTAAATTTGTAATCAAATGAAATTAGAAACAACAGAGTTAGAGCAGATTCAGTCTGCAAGAGACAAGTTTAATCAGGCAAAGATAATGCTTGGAGACATTGAGCTTAACAAGCAGGTAGTGCTTGGTGAGATTGACGTTATCAAGGCCGAGTTTAAGGTTATTGAGGACGCCCTTATTGAGAAGTATGGCGCTGACTCAACAATCAACATGACAAATGGTGAAGTTACTAAGAAGGATAATCAACCTCTTCAAAAAGTGTAAAATGGCGCAAATAAATAATTTAACATCATACCCTACGGCAACACCTCCATTGTCTGCCAACAGCATCGTAATCGGGTCTATAGCTTCGGGTGGCGCTACAAACAACTTCCTGATGTCTGACATCGCTAATTATGTGGCGTCTACTATTACGTTTCAAGATGTTTGTGACCAAGGCAGTTCGACAACAACAGATATTACTGTTGGTGGTGTGGCGTATCTAGCGAGACTATCCGTAAGTAGCGTAGCATCTTTTAGTTTTGTGGATGTATCAGCAGCTTTTACCTCAAGCTCAACCGCAAACATAGCAGACACACTCACGCTTAGCAAGGCAACAGGAACAGGATTAGATGTCACGGCAGATGTCTCTATCGGAAATGACTTAGATGTCACTGGTGATGCAGATATAACTGGAGCGTTAGAAGTCGCTGGTGTTTCAACCTTTGCCAACACAACAAAAGTAGTTGGAGCTTTTCGACTAACAGCGACAGCTCCAGCAACGTCAAGTTCAGCAGGGATTCCACAGACAATAGCCGTTGATGCCTCATACATTTATGTTTGTACGGCTATAGACACATGGGGAAGGGTAGCAATTGACACCACGCCATTCTAATGGATATACGTAAGATTTCAGTAGGGGCTAACTACAAGGAGGCTATGCACTACATTGTAGGGCAGTCCGTAATGGGCGGTGAGTATGAGATACACCTTATCAAGTTCCATGACGAGATAGACTCATTTAGAATTTGGATATCAAACGGGGAGGAGATAATGCTGTGGAAGGAATTTAAAGACATGCCAATTTCAATCGAGTACAACATAAACTTCTAAAATGAAATCCCCATATATGTTCATCGTTCGCCCACAGGAGGGCAAGCGATATGCGAACATCAACGATGGGCTTATAGTAAGCACATCTCAAGAAGACCACATATTCTCACAGAGGGTAGCTGAGGTGGTCGAACTTCCAATAAAGTATGACGGGCCGATAAGGGTAGGAGATTTCCTCCTTGTACACCATAACGTGTTTAAGTTCTACTACGACATGAAGGGAAGGCAGAAGAGCGGAAGGAGTTTCTTTAAGGACGACCTATTCTTTGTAGACCACATGCAGTTCTTTATGTATCATAACGGGCTTAAGTGGAACGCTCACGACAAGTACTGCTTCATCAAGCCAATTGACAAGAAAGATTCCGTTATATTCAAGAACGTATCTGAGGAGCCGTTGATGGGTACGATAAGATACATCAACAAGGAGCTTTTGGATTTAGGGCTTAAGGAGGGTGACGAGATTTCTTTCAAGCCTGACAGCGACTATGAGTTTACTGTTGATGGCGAGAAGCTGTACCGAATGTTTACCGACAATATAACCCTATCGTTATGATATATTTTGCTGACGATTTTCTTAGTAAGCAGTGGTATGAGTCTACAGTCGAGGAGCTTTCTTCAAACGAGTTTGAGGAGGTTGTGGTGGGTGATAGGTCTTTTTATGTTCAACCACCTTCTGAAGCATTCAATGAGATTGTTAGCTCTAAGATATCTCTTCTTGAAGGCGCTCCAGTTAAAAATATACTCAGTTTCTTTAGAGTAGCTACTAATCTTTTGGATACCGACTGGGACATTCATTCAGACTTGAAGATAAACGGACAGCAACCAAATAGAGCTATAGTATTGTTTATGTCTCCACCACAGTCAGAAAGTGAGTTGAGCGGAACAGCTTTTTGGACTCACAAAGAGCATGGCTACAAACTTTCAAACAACACTTCTAACGAAGAGTATGACAAGGTTTTGCAAAGAGACTCGAATGATAAAGATAAGTGGGAACTGAATACCGTCATAGGCCACAAAGAGAATAGATTGATATCATATCCATCGTCATACTTTCATAGTAAGTACCCTAATAAAAGTTGGGAGGATGGTAGGGTTGTTTTTGTAATGTTTTATAGTCATGGGTAAGAGTAGTAGATATTCAGGGGATAAGTCATCTCCAAAAATCAAATACAACAAGAATGGATTCAAGAACTATAAAGGAGGAGATTATCAAAGCTGGGAGGATAGCGGTGAGTCAGTTGGTGAAGGTCGCAAGGGAAGAGATAATAAAGCCAGACGTAGAGGATGAACTTGCGGCTGATAGATTGAAGAATGCTGCCGCCACAAAGAAGCTCGCCATCTTTGATGCGTTTGAGATAATGAAACGTATTGAAGAGGAGGAAGAAAAGCTTAATGCCCCTGAAGAGAAAGAAGAAAAGAAATCAAGTGGAGGATTCGCAGAGAGAAGGTCAAGAAAGTAGGATACACGAGGTATTAAAAAACCACGTCCCTAAAACTGTTCTCTCAAAAAAGAACAAGGCAAAAACATGGGTATATGGGTATGACGAAAAGTATGATATGGTCGTTATATCAAGGGACGGAACTGTAGGAGATGTCTACCTAATAGAGGGGCTTCGCATTGCGTTACCGTCAGTGCCTGATAAAATATTCTCAAGAAGTAAGAAACAGTTAGAGCAATACTGGGAGGCTAAGGAGTACCCAAAAGAACTAAAGAGGATACAGAGCATATTCCAATGGAATGACATGCCATCATCCTTCAAAGACAAATGGATAGACTATATAGAGGGAGAGTTTGACAGAAGAGAGTATGGTCACTGGTTTAAGAACAATGGAATCCCTACATACATAACGGGCTCTCACTACAACTATCTTCAGCATACAAAGATTGACGTAGGACACCCTGACTTTAGGGAGGCAAACAGAATATTCTACATATTCTGGGAGGCATGTAAGGCAGATAACCGTTCCTTCGGTATGTCGTATCTAAAGATTAGACGGTCAGGATTCTCATTCATGGGTTCGTCAGAGGGTGTAAACACAGCAACTCTTGCGAAAGACGCAAGGGTGGGAATACTATCAAAGACTGGTGCTGACGCTAAGAAGATGTTCACCGATAAGGTTGTGCCGATAAACAGCAACTACCCGTTCTTCTTTAAGCCTATTATGGACGGTATGGACAGACCAAAGACCGAGCTGTCATATAGGGTTCCTGCCTCTAAGATTACAAAGAACAATATGCACAACGTAGAGGAGGATGTGCTTGAGGGGCTTGACACAACTATTGACTGGAAGAACACAGCAGACAACAGCTACGATGGTGAGAAGCTTTTGTTGTTAATCCACGATGAGAGCGGTAAGTGGGAGAAGCCTGAGAACATACTTAACAATTGGAGGGTAACAAAGACCTGTCTTCGTCTTGGTAGTAAGATTATTGGCAAGTGTATGATGGGGTCAACCTGTAATGCGCTAAACAAGGGTGGGAATAACTTCAAGAAGCTATACAACGACTCAGATGCCTCCACCAGAAACTCAAACGGTCAGACGAAAAGTGGGATGTACAAGCTCTTTATTCCTATGGAGTGGAATATGGAGGGCTTTATAGATAGGTACGGGATGCCTGTTCTTAGAACGCCAAGTAAGCCTGTTGAGGGTGTTGACGGCAATGCGATAAGCATGGGGGCTATAAACTACTGGGAGAATGAGGTTCAGTCACTTAAGGGTGATGCTGACGCCTTGAACGAGTTTTACAGACAGTTTCCACGAACAGAGTCACATGCGTTTAGGGACGAGAGCAAGCAGTCGCTATTTAATCTTACTAAGATATACCAGCAGATAGACTACAACGACAATATGATTAAGTCCCATCATATAACCAAGGGGCGTTTCCATTGGGAGAATGGCATCAAGGATACTAAGGTGATATGGACGCCAGATAAGAACGGTAGGTTTGTTGTGTCTTGGATACCACCTGCCGCTATGCAGAACAGGTACGAGATTCGTAATGGAAGGAAGTATCCTGCGAATGAGCATGTGGGTTCTTTTGGGTGTGACTCATACGATATATCAGGAACTGTAGGTGGTGGGGGGTCAAACGGTGCGCTACATGGTCTGACCAAGTTCAATATGGATGACGCCCCAAGCAACGAATTTTTCTTACAGTATGTGGCACGACCTCAGACCGCTGAGATATTCTTCGAGGAGGTTCTTATGGCTCTTGTGTTTTATGGTATGCCAATACTTTGCGAGAACAACAAGCCAAGGCTACTGTACCATTTAAAGAACAGGGGGTACAGGGGGTATTCAATGAATAGACCTGATAAGGCGGCAATGAAGCTCTCGAAGACAGAGAAAGAGCTTGGTGGAATACCCAACACAAGCGAGGACGTTAAGCAGTCTCACGCAGCGGCTATTGAGTCGTATATTGAGAAGTATGTGGGTATGGATATGGAGGGTACGTTCAGAGACCCTGACGATATGGGGTCGATGCCATTCAATAGGACTCTTGAGGACTGGGCAAGGTTTGATATAAATGCCCGAACAAAATTTGATGCGTCTATCAGCTCTGGACTGGCGATTATGGCAAATCAGAAGAGCCTATACACCCCACAAAGAGAACAGTCGAAAATAAGCATTAACTTTGCAAGATACGATAACTCTGGCAAATCCAGCCGATTAAATACATAAATGGACGAAGTAACAGTAAATGTTTCCGCTGCAGGGTTCCCTGACCAGTTTGCAACAGACAAAGAGAAGGCTTCTTCGGAGTATGGACTTATGGTCGGTCAGGCTATACAGTATGAGTGGTTTAAAAAAGACGGGGGTGGTTGTAGATACTACGATCAGTCCAGAGAGTTTCATAGGCTAAGGCTTTATGCAAGAGGAGAGCAGTCGGTAGGTAAGTATAAAAACGAGCTTGCTATTGATGGTGACCTTTCCTATCTAAACCTAGACTGGACACCAGTCCCTATACTTCCAAAGTTCGTTGACATTGTTGTTAACGGCATGACGGATAGGCTGTTTAAGGTTAGGGCATACGCTCAAGACGCGATGTCGTCAAGTAAGCGAAATCAGTTTCAAGAAAATGTTGAAACTCAGATGGCTGGTAAGGATGTATTCAATCTTGTGCAGAAAGAGTTTGGGGTTGACCCGTTTACAATGAATCCTAATGACGTTCCTGACAACGATGAGGAGCTTTCATTATATATGCAACTAAACTACAAGCCAGCTATTGAGATAGCCGAGGAGGTTGCGATTAACACTATTCTTGAGGAGAATAGATACCAAGACATAAGAAAGAGACTCGACTACGACCAGATGGTACTTGGTGTGTCAGTTGCTAAGCACGAGTTTAGAAAGGGTGAGGGTGTCGTAATTGACTACGTAGACCCTGCTAATGTTGTGTATAGCTATACTGAAGACCCGTACTTCAAGGACTGTTTCTATTGGGGGGAGATAAAGACCATGCCAATAGCTGAGCTTATTAAGATAGACCCCGACCTCACAAACGAGGACATGGATTTGATATCTAAGTATAGCCAGAGTTGGAGTAGCTACTATAATGTATCTGAGTCGTATGAGAATGATATGTTCTATAGAGATACGTGTACGTTAATGTTTTTCAATTATAAGACAACTAAGAAGTTTGTCTATAAAAAGAAAAAACTTGAAAACGGAGGAGAGCGTGTTATAGAGAAAGATGACGAGTTCAATCCACCACAAGAGATGATGGACGAGGGCAACTTCGAGAGGGTGGAGAAGACTATTGAGGTGTGGTATGAAGGCGTTATGGTTATGGGTACTAATATCGTACTTAAGTGGGAGCTTGCCAAGAATATGGTACGACCTAAGTCAGCAAGCCAACATGCGATACCTAACTATGTTGCGTGTGCGCCAAGGATGTACAAGGGTGTTATAGAGTCTCTTGTAAGAAGAATGATTCCGTTTGTAGACCTTATTCAGGTAACACACCTGAAGATGCAGCAGATTATTGCTCGTATGGTTCCTGACGGTGTATTTATTGATGCTGATGGTTTAAACGAGGTTGACCTTGGAACAGGAAACGCATACAATCCAGAAGACGCTCTAAGACTATACTTCCAGACTGGTAGTGTTGTTGGAAGGAGCTACACTCAGGATGGCGAGTTTAACAACGCAAGGGTTCCTATCCAGCCTATCAACTCTACAGGAAGCGCTTCTAAGATGCAGCTTCTTATATCAAACTATAACCACTACCTTGAGATGATTAGGGCTGTGAGTGGTTTGAATGAGGCGAGAGATGGAACAAGTCCTAACCCAGATGCACTTCTTGGGGTTCAGAAGCTTGCGGCTTTAAGCTCAAACACAGCTACACGACATATACTTGAATCAAGTCTATTTATACTCAGAAGGCTTTCAGAGGCTCTCTCGCAAAGAGTTTCTGATATACTTGAGTACGCAGACTTTAAAGAGGAGTTCTTAAATCAGATAGGAAGTTATAATATTGAAACCTTAGAACAAATCAAGGATTTATACTTGCACGACTTTGGTATATTCATAGATATAGCTCCAGACGAGGAGGAAAGGGCGCAGCTTGAACAAAACATTCAGATGGCACTATCTAAACAGGATATTAACCTTGAGGATGCTATTGATATTCGGGAATTGAAGAATATAAAAGTTGCTAATCAACTTCTTAAGGTTAAACGTAAGAAGAAGCAAGAGGCCGACCAGCAACAACAGATGCAGATGCAGCAGATGCAGTCTCAGACGCAGATGCAATCTCAGCAGATGGCAGCACAGGCAGCGCAACAGAAGATACAGCTTGAGGCTCAGGCTAAGATGCAGCTTGAACAAACTAAGGCACAGCTAAGCATGCAGAGACTTGACGCAGAGGCTAATGCAAAGCTTATGTTGATGGAGCGTGAGTTTGAGATGAATATGCAGCTACAGGGCATGACACAGGAGCAGTTGCAAAAGCGTGAAGACATGAAGGAGGATGCGAAAGGTAAGCGTATTGACAAGCAGAATACACAGCAGTCAAAGCTTATCGAGCAGCGCAAGAACAACCTACCTCCAATGAGCTTTGAATCGAATGAAGACAGCTTGGACGGGTTCGACCTTGCTGAGTTTTCACCTCGATAAAAATAAAATCAATAAATTTGCATAAAATTAAATCAAAATGGCTGAATTTAAAGTAAGAGACCTCGGAGAGGTTGAGTCAAAGTCTGTTCAAGAAGTAGAGAATGAACTTCTCGAAAAGCATGAGCAGCAAATGAAGGAGGAAGAGCAGACGGCACAAGAGCCTGTTGCTGAAGAGAATAAGGTAGAAACTCCAAATGAGGAGTTTAAAATAAAAGACGAAGACGTTCTTTCACATATTAAAAACCGATACGGTAAGGAGATAAACTCACTTGATGAGTTATTTTCCGAAAGAGAATCATCCCCTGAATTGCCAGAGGATGTTGAGGCTTTCTTTAAATACAAGAAGGAGACTGGTCGAGGTATGGATGATTTCATCAAGTTAAATAAAGACTTTGATGAGATGGATTCAGATACGTTGCTTGAAGATTACTACAAGCATACAGAAGAAGGTTTGGACAGTGATGATATCAATGATTTGATTGATTCAAAGTTCGGATACGATGAAGACCTTGACGAGGAGTCACTTATAAAGAAACAAAAGTTAGCCAAGAAAAGAGAACTCAATAAAGCTAAGAAGTTTTTCAAAGAGCAG